GTCGCGGTGTACAGCACGCGCAGATCCTCGGCCCGCTGACCTTCGGGTAGCGCGAGGAGCTCGCGCCCGGTGACGGGCTGCACGCTCGCGGTGATCGTGAATGTCGACGGCGACGCGGCGACGTAGCGGCCGGCGGTGTACGTGCCCGCGCCCGCCCGCGTGACCGTGTAGCTGGTCGCGGTGCGAAACCGCCCGATGACGTCGAGCAGGCTCACTTGTCTGCGTCCTCGCCGATCACGACTTCGTAGGATAGCGCGTTCATGAGCCGGCCGGTATCGACCAGCGGGCGATCGGATCCCTTGCGCGCGACCGTCTCGGGCTTGAGCGGCGGCGCGATGCCCGGCCCCTCGGTGACGTTGCGGCGCACCTCGGCAACGCCGCGTTCGCCGAGGATCGACAGCGCCTGCCGCAGCGGCATGCCGTCGGTGACGACCTTTCGCGCGAGCGCGGCGGTGAACGACGCCAGCCACGGCGCATTCGCGAACGTCGACCGGATGAAGCTGCGCTCGGGGATCGGCCCCGATCCGTACTCATGCACGAACGCGATGTCGACGAGCGTCAGCGGCGAGCTGTCGCTGTGCCGCGATCGACCGCCCTTCGACGCGAGGATCCCGACGCGCACGTGCGCGCGGTCCATTCCCTTGACGCCGGCGAGCAGCTTTCGCCAGCGCGAGTCGTCGATTCGCACGTCGCCGCTGCGAATCGCGGCGGCCACCGTCAGACCGCCAGCGGCCCGCGCGCCGCGCTGGTGTTCACGAGCCCGAGGAACCGCAGCCCGTACGGCGTCAGCGCCAGCATCGCCGGATCGCTCAGCGCGGCCGACATCGATCCGTAGCTGCGCGACAGACCGCCCTCGGCCTCGGCGGTGACCGGCCCGGCCGCGCCGCCGCTCGAGCCGGTGAGCGTGCCCGTCGCGACGTGCGCGGCGAGGTAGATCCGCGCGAGCTTCGTCTTTGGTCCCGCCTCACCGTCGAACAGCGCAACGTCGAGCTCGTCGTTGACATACGCGAGGATGTCGGTTTGCGCGTCGGCGTCGACGCCCGACAGCTCGGGCGCGAAGTCGACGACGTTTGACCATGCGATATCGGCCATGCGACTAGCCTAGCGCGTCTGCGACGCCCACCCCACGCGGCTGTTTGCCGGACCTGATTCCTTGACGTATAGCGACGCGCCTGGGCCGCCGTCGGTGCGCACGAACGTGGAACCAACCGCGCCAGGCTGAGCCCCGGACGGCGCACCAGCGCCCTCGCCGTGCAGAATGATCCGTCCCGCGCCGCCAGACACGGTCAGCAGTTGCACGGCACCGTGACCGCGGCCGTCCGCCAGGCCCGACGCGGCCGAGGCGTAGAGCTTCCAGCGCCCGTCCCGCGCCTTCTCGTCCTTCGCGTCGCGGTCGCGCTGCCACTGCGCCACGTCGGCGATGTCGGCGACGAGCGCGTTGATCTTGGCGTCGACGCGCGCGAACTCCGAGCGGTCGTGCTGCCCGTGCAGCGCGTGGCCGCCCATCGCGTCGGCGGAGACGCGCTCGACGTCGTGCAGTCGCTGCCGCAGCGCCGCGATCTCGCCCTCCAGCCGCTCGCGGTCCGCGTCGCCAAGCGGCGCGCGCGCCGTGACCTGCTGCACCCGGTACGACAGCCGCCGCTCGATCTCCACGAGCAGCCCGGCCAGCTCGGGCGAGTACCGCGCCGCGACGTCGCCGACGGGCGTCAGGTCGGCCGGGTCGCGGTCGAGGTCGCGCAGCGTGTCCGGGTCGTCGAGGTCGACCGCGACGCCGCCGGCCGGCGTCCGCACCCGCGACCGCAGCGCGCGATCGTCGTCGCCCTGAATGCGGCGGCGGACGTTGTCGCGGTCGTCGGACACGACCTCACGCCCCCGCCCTGCGCGTCGCCGTGACCATCAGCAGGCCCTGCACCTCGTGAGCGAGCCCCACGGCGCCCACTGGCTGGAGAACGTCGCGCCGTAGCCGCGCGCCTCGCAGTCGTACAGGTGCGCGCCACCGGTGATCGAAATGAACCCGTCGAAGTTCGCGCCGTCCGAGACGCACCTCTCCAGCGTGTGCACGCCGTCGACGGTGAAGCCCATGTCCTGCCCGTTGAGCGTGCGGCAGTCGCGCAGCACGCAGCCCGAGCCGCGGACGGTGATCATGTCGCTCCACCCGCCGCGGACCTCGACGCGCTCGATCAGCGCCTTCGGGCCGGCGGTGATGTGGATCCCGCCGACGTCCGGGTGGCGCGGAATCACCCGGCACTCGCCGTCGGCCGGCGTCGGGGCGTCCGTGTTGTCGACGCGCCGCCACCGCTGCACGGTGAGCGTCGTGGACGTCCACGACATCACGCGCCCGAGGACGATCTCACCCGCGGCGTCGAGCATGCGGACCTGCATGTAGAGCCCCGGCGTGGCCGGCATCGTCACGGGCGTGACCACGAGCCCGGAGACGGTCGCGGTCGTCTCGGTGCCGGGCCGATTCCAGTAGTCGAGGACGATCCGGCCGTCGCGCAGCTCGATGTTGCCGGGCTGCCCGTCGTCGGACTTGATGAACCCGCCCTTGCCGCTGGCGACGACGAAGTTCCGCGCGGAGAACCGCGACACGCCCGACGTCTGCATCGCGGTCCCGGCGCCGCGGAAGTCGAGGCCGTCGGCGTCCACGATCGGACCGCCGCTCGCGGCGAGCCCGATCGCGGTGTAGTACTCGAACCGGACGTTGCGCACGACGAGCTTCTTGATCGTCAGCGCGTTCACGCCGAGGCACGTCAGCCCACCGTTGCAGTCGAGCGTGAGGTCCCGGACCTCCAGCACGTCGATCACGTTCGGCGCGGCCGGGTTGTACGGGATCACGATCGGCCCTGCGCTGTGGTTCGCGACCAGCCGCGAGACGTCCGGCCCCTGCCCTTGGACGATCGTGTGCTTGTCCGTGACCCACACGGACGTGGTCTGCGTGCCGATGATGCTGACTACCTGCATGGGCTACTCCCACCCCAGGGCGCGAGCGATGTTCTGGAGCAGTGACGCGCCCTCGCACTGCACCCCGGTGGCGACCGCGCCCCAGGCGTGATGGCTGTTCGTCGCAGACCCGATCCCGAGCAGGTACCCGTGCTGGTACCTCTGTGACGCGCCGTCCAGCGTCGAAAAGCCGGCGATCGACCCGCTCCCCGAGCCGACGCCGACCACGGACGACACGCGAATTCGCGCCTGCGCTGCCGCTCTGTCGATCTGGAGCTGGATCAGCATCAACCCGCGCCCGCGCGCGTCGAGCCCCGCCGCCTGGAACACGGCGGACCCAGCCCCGTCGTCGCGCACGATCGTTCCGATCGCGCCAGACGCAGGAACCTGGAGGTAGATCAACGCCCCCTCGGTCAGCCCAGCATTGCTCCTCCCGACGATCCCGATCGTGCCGGAACCGGCTGGCACCGACGCTACCGCCGCAAACCACGCGCTGGTCGTCCCGAAGGCGTGAACGTCCGCCCCGTGCCCCCCCGACAACTCGTACTTGATCGTGCGCCGCCCGCCCTCGGACTGGTTGTACAGCGGAGTTCCGAGCGCAACGGGCAGGTTCACCGCCCCGACTCGATCGATCAGGTCGCCGCTCGCCTCGTCGAACAGGTACAGCGACGAAGCCGTGAGCCCGGTCAGCGCCGTGAACTCGGCGCCGGAAGAGGGGTACTGCTGCGATGCGGCGTCGAACCGTAGCAGCCCGGCCCGGTCGAGCCGCCGATCGAGCCGTCGCACCAGCGGCCGGCGCACGCTAGATCCTCTCGACAGGCACCAGCCGCGCCGACACCGAGCCGGCGGACAGCGTGCCGGTCACCGCGTAGGCGACGACCTGCGGCCGGTGCTCGACGCGGGCGGCATAGCCGCGCTGGTCGGTGAGCGAGATCGACCCGGTGCCGTTGTTCCCGAGGTTGCCGTACGAGTGCCAGTGCACGCGGCTCGTGGTCGCCACGTCGCTGAGCGTGTGCGTACCGGTACCGTTGTCCGTGATCGTGACCTTCGTGTTCTCGAGCGCATCCTCGAGCGACGCGGCCAGATAGAACGTGTCGGCGTCGATGCGGATGATCCAGTAGTCGGTGCCCGTCGACAGCCCCGCCGGCAGCGCGCCGCCCGAGTTGGTGAGCCGGATCGGACCGTCGCCGGTCTTGAGCCCGTGCGCCACCGCGGTGAAAGTCTCGGTACCGTGCACCGCGGTGAAGTCGTCGTCGGCGACGACGAGCGGGTGCAGCACGCCGCCGAGCAGCTCGGCGCTCGACAGCGTCAGCGTGCCGCTCGACCAGATCTCGACGTCGATCTCGGGCACCGTGCCGCCACGGTGCGCCCACGTCGACGGCACGACCGCGATCTGCCCGGCGGCGGGCGGCATCGGCAGCGACGCCGCGGCGGCGTGCATCGCGACCGCCGCGCCGTCGCCCGTTGTGTAGAGTCGTCCGATCATGGTGCCTCGTCAGTGCGGGCGCGCCGCGGCGCGCGGATGTCGATCAGATCTCGTCGCCGTAGATCATCGACTTCGGCAGGTACAGCTTGACGCCGCCGATCCGCGCGTGGCAGTTGATCAGCGTCTCGAAGCCGGACATCTGCGGCGCCATCTGCTCGAACTCCACGGGCAGCGCGTACTGCACGTGCTCCGGGCTCGGGTTGTAGCCGATCATGCGCTTGCCGCTGCCGCTCACGCCCGACACCGTCTCGAGGCGCCACCACGACCGGACGCGCACGTCCGGGCGGTTGCGCTGGAAGTACTGCAGGATCGTGGTGTCGGTCGCGATGCCCATGCGCGTGTCGCGCACGTACTCGTACCGCGACGACGGCAGCAGCAGGTCGGTCACGCGCTCGACCTGGTTCGAGTCCGTCGACACCTGCGTGCAAGCGTCGACCATGTCGCGGTAGACCTCGTCGGGCGTCTTGCTCGTCCACGCCTTCGACCCGCCCGAGCCGGTCGGCGTCGAGTAGGTCGCGGTGCCGGTCTGGTTGATCAGGCCCTTGAGCGCGACGCCGTTGAGCGTCTTGCCGATCGACAGCACCTCGTCGACCTCCTGCGCGATCGCGCGGCGCGCGGCCATCGCCTTGCGCGCCTCGAGCCGCTTGCCGGTCGCCGCCGACGCGCGCGCCTCCTGGAACGTGTAGCCGTATGCGGACACGATCGGCAGGATGCGGGTCGGCGTGGCCTCCTCGAAGTAGACGTCGGCGCGCGGCGCGGTCGACGAGTACGCGGTGCGCACCTCGGCCTTGCCGACCATCGTCGCGTTCTGGTAGGTCCAGTGCTCGTCCGTCGGCGTGAGCTCCGACGCGCGCGACATGAACGACGTCGCGATCAGCTCCGGGAACCGCTGCTCGAAGACCTCGGCCTTGACGCGCAGCAGCTCGCGGGCGAAGAACACCGCCTCGCCGGCGTCGCAGTTGAGCTTGGCGCGGATCGCGTCGATCGCGTCCTGACGGATCTGCGGCTTGCCGTCGGCCCCCTTGTCGGTGAGGTTCAGGATCATGGCGGGTGGTTCCTCTGCTCTCGGTTGCGTCGTTCAGTCTTGAAGGTTGGTCACACGAGCAGCGCGTCGATCACGACGCGGCCCGCGGGCAGTGTGGCGGTGCCCGTCTCGTCGAACAGCACCGACAGCACGTCGCCGGCGTCGAGCACCTCGCTGCCATCGGTCGCGACGGCGATCGCGGTGAACGTGTCCGCGGCGATCGAGTTGTCGCCGGCGCCGGCGCTGTCGGTCGACAGCGGGCCGGCGACGACGGTCGATCCGTTCTTCACGGAGATCGCGAAGTAGTTGGCCGCGTCCTCGGCGAGCCCGGTCGGGTTGATGTACCGCACGCGCTCGACCTTGAGCTTCCGCCCGGCGGGCACGTCGTACAGCTTGACGGTCAGATCGCCCGTGAGCTGCGCGTGATCGTAGGTGAGCGTGATGCGCTCCTGGATCTCGCGGTTCGGCTGGCGTGGGGCCATGGTGCTTTGCTTCCTTGCTCGGCGTCGTCGGTGCGGGCGATCAGATCAGCGCGGGATCAGTCCGGCTCGTTGAGGAAGTCGACCTCGAGCACGGCGAGCCCGCCGGCGCTGGCGGTCGTGAGCCACTGGCCCTGCTTCGTGCAGTCGATCATGTCCGTGCCGTCGTCGGCGTTGTTGAGGCCACCGAGGTACTCGGGCGGCGTCGAGCCGACCGCGCGCACCCAGAGCCGATCGCCGGCGGTGCAGCCGTCCTCGCACACGACGAGGATGCGACCGCGGCGCAGCACGGACAGCGGCCCGCCGCTGCGCACGCCGTTGTTGCCGAGCAGCGCATTGTCCCAGCCGCGCGAGTACTCGTGCGAATGCACGGTGATGCCGACGATCTTGTCGGTCTCGGCGCTCGGCAGCAGCGCGCCCTTCTGCGGGTCGGTCGAGCCGCGCTTGACCGCGCGGCCGAACGCGATCTGCGCGCTGGCTTCCTCGTTGTGCATCGGGATCACGTAGTGATCCGAGTCGTCGGCGAGCTGACCCTCGATGCCGATCGCCATGGTCTGGCTGTAGCTGGTCTGCGGGATCGTCATGTCACTTGACCTCGGTGCTGCGCTTCCAGGCGTTGTCGGTGTCCGCGCGCATGCGCGCGGCGGCGGCGTCGGCGTCGGGGATCTCGAGCGCGGGATCGACCGCGCGGCGGCCGGCGACCGCGGCGGACACGAGCCCCGCGAGCGGGTTCGGTCGGCCGACGACGGCGTCGAACCGTGCGTCGACGTAGGCGTCGGGCTTGTCCGCCGGGACGTCGAAGTTGTCGGCGCGCTTGACGACCGCGACCTTGATCGCGCGGTCGGTCATCGTCGACAGGTCGTCGGGCTTGCCGTCGGTGTGCAGCCACGCCGCGGCGTCGCGCTCGAGCTTGACCCGCGCGCGCACCTGCTCGGGCTGCGCGGTCGCGGCGTCGGTGCGCGCGCGCTCGGCGGCGTCGGCGCGGGTGCGCTCGGCGTCGCGCTCGCCCTCGAGCGCGGCGATCCTGGTGCGAGCCGCGGCGAGCTCGGCCTCGGCGGCGTCGGCGCGCTTCGCGGCGATCTCGCGCTCGGCCTCGAGCGCGGCGATCTGCTTCTTGAGTTCCTCGGGATCCATGGATTGACCTCGCGTGTCGGGCTGGTGTAGCATGCGCGCCCCGCGCGCGCACGCGCCGCCGCAGCCGCACGCGCCGCGCGAGCTCGCGCAGTCGATCCGCACCGCGCATGTCTCGCCGCACCGCGCGCGCTCGACCAGCGCGAGATGGTCGATCTTCGTGTCGCGCTGCCAGCCGTCGGCGTCGACGCGCACCTCGTAGCCGAGCGACAGCTCGCGCACGCCGCCGACGACGTCGAGCACGACCGCGGCATCGGTGATCAGCAGGTCGCACACGACGTGGTCGTCGTCGATCCGCGCGCTGATCACGCGACCGGCGCGCGGCGTGTCGTCGGCGACGTAGCCGCTCGCCGGATGGCGCAGCACGACGGGCACGCCGGCGAGCTGCGCGGCGATGCGCGCGAGCTCGGCGGCGTCGCGCCGCTCGACGCCCCACGGATACGAGTGCTCGCCCGTGCGCGCGGCGCGCCCCTCGAGCAGCACGCCCTCGGGCGTCGAGCGCGGCGGGCTCAGCGGCGACAGGGATCGATCGGTGCGGCGCAGCAGCACGCGATCACCGTAGCCTACGGATCGCGAGCGCGCACCCGAGCCCCGATCCAGCGACGGCGGCGATCGCGATCCGCGGGTCGCCTGTCTCGATCGCGGCGAGCACCGGCAGCCACGCCGCCGCCTCGAGCGCCATCGCGATCAGCGCGGCGCGCGCGGCGGCGCGACGCTCGCGCGCGGCGTGCCATGCGACCGCGAGCGCGTCGGTCGCCGCGGCGACGACCAGCACGACCAGCGCGATCAGCACCGTGACCTCGGCGGCGGCGCGCAGATCGAGCACCAGCCGCGCCGTGGAAGCGCGCGCGACTCGGCGACGCGCCAGCCCGAGAACGCCCGGCCGCAGACCGTACGGAGCTCGCCGGCGAGCGCGCGGTGCGCGACACCGCCGCGCGGCGGAATCAGCACGAGGTCGTCGAGCGCGGCGGCGGTCACCCGCCTAGCCTAGCACCGCGGCTAGGTGCCTGAGATCACTTGGTCACCGCGCCGACAGCGCGTAGTTGCCGCCCTCGAGCCCGACACCCATGAACGCGGCGCAGGCCATGCGGCAGCCCTCGGCGCGCGCGGCGAAGGTCACCGCGTCGTCGCCCTGCGATGCGGCGGCGGCGATCGCATACATCGACGCCGCCTTCGCGAGCGCGGTGCCGCGGCCGTTGCGCTCGCCGCCGCGGCCGGCGCCGACGACGGCGAGGAACAGCCGCTCACCGAGCAGCGCGGCGAAGTGCGCGCGGCCGGGGAAGTACTCGCCGGCCTCGATCAGCCGGGCAGCCTTGGCGCAGAGCGTGTCGATCATCTCGGCGGTGGTGTTCGTCATGCTCGGACACTACTGCGATCGGCGTGCCAGCCGCCGCGCGACCTGCGCACGCGGGGTTAGCCTGCTCGAGCTCGCCGGCGGCTGTCGTCGGTGACGACACCGCGTCGGCGGCGAGGTCGCCGGCGCGCAGGGATCTCGAGGCGCGCCGCGCACTTGCGGCTCGAGTGTCGTCGTCGCGGTCGGCGGTGTGCCGTTGTGGCGCGGCGGTCACGCGCCGAGCAGCGGCTCGCCGACGACCTCGGAAATGTCGACGCTGAACACCGTCTCGGCGTGCGCGAGCGCGTACGTCAGTTGCGGCTCGAGTGTCGTCGGCGCGGTCGGCGGTGTGCCGTTGTGGCGCGGCGGTCACGCGCCGAGCAGTGCGCGGATCTTCCGCGCCATCGCGTGGTCGGACGGGATCAGCTCAAGTACGTCGTCGAGGATCGCATACGCCTCGTGCGTGCGCTCGTCCGCGCGGCGCGCCTCGAACTCGGCGTCGTCCAGCGCGGTGCGCGCCTCGCGCTCCTCGCGCACGCTGTCGGTGAGCGCATCGTCCAGCTCCTCGATCCGCTCCTGCGCGGTGACCAGCTCGTCGCGGAGCGGACCGACCGTGCACGCGGCGCACTCTAGGTCGGCGCCGAGCGGGCGCGACCACGTCACGCCGCACGACGGGCAGCCGGTGTCGATCGTGTCGGGCACACGATCGATCGACGCCAAGATCGACGGCTGGTAGCGCGCCTGCGCGGCGGCGATGTGCGCCTCGATCTCGGCGGCGGTCAGGGCGCGTGCGGCGGTGATGTGCGCCTCGATCTCGGTGGCGGTCAGGGCGCGTGCGGCGGTGCGGTTCTTCCGGATGGCCATGGTCTAGGTTCCTCTCGAGGTCAGGATCTCGCTGGGGCGGATGATCGCGGCGGTCGCCGCGCCGCCCTCACCGGGCGCGGCGCGCCTTGAACCTTCGGTGCAGCTCGGCGGCACACGCCGCCGCCTCGCACGCGGTGAGGATGACACCGCGGCGGTTGTCGCCGAGATCCTCGGCGTAGAAGGTGGCGCCGCAGATGTCGCAGCGGAAAGCGGTCATCATCTTCGTGGTCATGCCCGGACGCTACTGCGATCGGCGTGCCAGCCGCCGCGCGACCAGCGCACGCCGGGTTAGCCGCGCCCGGCGGCGCTCGAGCACCGGCCGCACTGTCGTCGCCAGCGACACCCCATGTTCTGAAACATGAAATTGCCGAGTCGCTGCGCCGGGTTGCGCCTCGAGTGTCGTCGCCGCGGGCGGCGATGCGCCATCGTGGCGCGATCGTCGGCGGCGCCGGCCGCAAGTGCGCGGACACTCGAGCAGCTCGAGCGCGGCCGCGGCCGCGGATCAACAGGTTACGAGATGGCACGCCGATCGCAGTAGTGTCCGGTCATGCCGAACATCACCATCACCGCTCAGCCGCCGGCCGCCGGCGGGTCGCAGTTTCACGTCGACGACGGCGTCGACTTCGACGTCGAGATCAAGATCGACACCGACGACGCGCAGACCTTCGGGATCACGCTCGTGCCCGATCCGTACCCGTACACGTCGCCCAGAGGCGAGCTCGACGTCTGGGGCTCGGTCGACTCGTGGATCGACGGCGACGGCGCGCGCTTCCTGCGGCTCGTCGACAGCGACGCCCGGTTCGACATCACCCGCGCCATCGTCAGCGCGGCACGCGAGGCGCGCGACAGCGACCGCACCGCGACGCGCACGCTCGAGCTCGATCTCGAGCTGTTCTTCCCGGTCGAGTCGCTCGCCGAGGACAGCGTCGAGGACGACGTGTTCGCGCTCTGGCGCGACGGCGCCGGTCGCGACGACGTCGCGGCGACGCTGGCGCCGGGTCACGTCGGCTGGGACGAACCGGCGCGCAACGCCGGCGTCGCGCGCCGCGGCGGTATCCCGCAGGTGCTCGCCGGGATCTACTGGCGCGCCTACGCGCGCATCGGTCGCGAGATCGCGGCGGCGCTGGTCGCCGACGGCGGTGCGTCGTGATCGTCCGTGTCGAGATCGTGCGGCTGCACCCGTCTGCGTCGGACAACGGCATGCACATCGTGCTCGTCACGCGCACCGGCGGGCGCGCCGAGTCGCTCGGTCCGTTCGGATCGCTCTGGGAAGCCTGCTCCGTCGCGGGCGACCTCGACGACGCCGAGCCGGTCGGCGGCTCGTACCGCAGCGACCGCAGCGCCGGCGCCGAGCAGCGACACGCCAGCGGCTGCGACTACTGGTCGGGTGAGTCGTGCTCGTGTCGCCTCGAGCGCGCGGTCGCGGCGGCGCGCCGCCGGCGCGGCGACACCGAGCCGATCACGTTCGACGCGGCGGCGGCGGCAGCCGAGCGGCTCGCGGGGCTCAAGAAGTGACCGCCTAGCCCTCGAGCAGATCCTCGAACACCGGCTCGGCGGTGCACCGGCACAGGATCGGCTCGCCCGGCAGCTCACCGTCGGGCGGCGCGTCGTACCTGTAGATCTTGTCATGCCTCGCGTAGTGGCTCGGCGTCGCGTCGGGGTAGCGGCCGGCCGGGTTGCCTCTCACGCGCTGGTCGCGCACCGTGCGCCACCGGAACCGCGTCACGCCGAGCTCGCGCTGCCGCGCGGCGTTGATCTGTCCGTACAGCTTCCCCACTTGGTCGCGCGCGATCATCCGGGCGCGCCGCTCGGGGAAGCCGAGCCGGTGCTCGAGGTCGGCGGCGAGCGTCGACCACTGCTCACCCGACTGCACCGCGGCGACCGTCGCCGCCTCGATCTGTGCCGCGACCGCATCGGGGATCGCGCGCACGAGCCCGACGTTCGCTTCGGCGAAGGCGTCGACCAGCGCCGGCAGCCGGGCGTCGGTCGCGAGCACATCGACGCCCAGCGCGCTGCGCACCTGCCGCGCGAGCTGCTCGCGGTTGTATCCGGCGGTGCGCGCCGCCGCCGCGCGCGCGAGCCGCTCGACGTCGACCTGCCGCGCGCGCTCGGCGAGCCGCTCGCGCACGCGGTCGATCAGCGCGCGCACGCGCCCCACTTCGCCGGCGTCGAACCGCTCGCGCCTCGCCTGATCGAGCATCGCCGGCAGCGCGGCGAGGAGCTCGTCGAACGCCGGCCGAACGAACGCGAGCGCCTCGGCGAGCTGCGCGCCGTAGTCGTCGCCGATCCGGTCGGGCGGCTGCTGCCGCGGCACGCGGCCGGGCGTCTTGCGCTGCGCGCCCGCCACGCGCATCGCGCCGATCCACGCGCGGGTGAAGTCCGCGCGGCTCACGGCGCCTCGGGCGGCGGTTCCTTCTTCGCCGCGAACGGCGGCGGCGCGCCCGCGCCGGGCGCCTTCGGCGGACCGCCGGCGCCGCCGACGTTGATCACCGGCGGCTCTGGCTTCGGCGGCTCGAACTCCTCGGGTCCGAGGATGCGCATGGCGGTCGGCGCGTCGACGGGGAAGGCGAGCTCGAGTATCGCCGCGGCGCTCTCGCGGCTGATCTCTTTCGCGCCCGCCGCGCGCACGACGTCGATCAGCGCGGTGACCTGCACGCCGGTGAAGGCGGTCTTTGCCGGCTCGAGCGCCGGCGTCGGCGAGCTCGCGCCCGCAGGCATCGGCATCGAAGGTGCGGCGCCGCCCGCCGACGCAGCCGGCACCGTTGCGCCCCCCGACGCCGGTGCTGCCACGTCGACGGGCGGCGATCCGCGAAGATCGTCGCCGGCGTCCGTCTCGACCTCGACCTCGACGCTGGGCGCGTTGGTCGCGATCTGCGTGTCATAGCTGAACTCGCCGCCGGCGAACCGCGACTCGCGCACCTCGTCGGGCGACAGCACGCCGCGATCGAGATATACCGCGTCGGCGTCGGCCTGCGTCTTGCGCGCGGTCGCGCGCTCGGTCGCAGACTCCTGCCACAGCGGCCGCGGCTTGACCGCGATCCGCCGATCCTCGGTGACCTCGATCCCGAGCCCGCGTGCGATCAGCGCGCTGACGCGCTCGAGCGCGGGCACGATCTCGCGTTCCTGGGTCGACTTGCGGCGATCGTAGTAGCCGCGGATGTCGCTCTCTCCGGTGGCGTTCAGCCCGCCAGGTGAGACGCCCCAGAACAGCGTGACCGGCGTGTCGGCGGCGGCGGCGACGCGGCGCATGTGCAGCTCGAGGAGCTCGGGCAGCCCGGTGACCGGCGTCGTCGTGCGCAGATAGTCCTCGTGCTCGGCGTCGATCAGCAGCATGCCAAGCGTGGACTTCGCGAGCGATGTCGCCTGCAGGCGCGCGGCGAACCTGCCCGAGTTGTCGGTTGCGAGGATCTGCGCCAGTCCCTTGATCTTGTAGACCGCCTGCCCGAAGTCCTCGACGAGCAGCCCGGTCGCACCGAAGGCGGCGGCGAAGTCCCTGATCGTCGACCAGACTCGCGTCAGCAGCGAGTCACCCCAGCCCGGCAGCGCGCCGTAGGCATCCGAGCGCGAGACGCGCACGCCGTCGAACCGCACAAGCCTCGACTCGTGGATATCCATCGTCTCATAGGTCGCGCGCTCGCCCGGCGCCGCCGAGCCGACCGAAAGCGGCGAGTAGCGCCAGATCGCGACCTCGCCGAACTTCGGCGCGCGGACGTCCGCGTAGTAGTACAGCGGCGTCAGCTCGCGCGCCTCGATCTCGAGCACCCACGACAGGCCGCGCGCCTTGTCGTCGCGCAGCGGGAA